ACTTGAAAAAGTATTGATTGAATACTTGACGATCACCTCTCGCACCGAAATGCGTGTCATTCACTAAAGCTATTTTCATTTACCTACAATCCAGAAATAATTTGCACCATGTAATAATAACACAAGTTTATAGGTTTGTCAAGGGTTGTTCAGGCAATTCTTCCAAGAACTTTTCAACACCCTTAGTCTTGCCTTCTTTTTTCTTTTTCTTAGCTTCTTCAAAGGTATGAATGAACTCTGAAATGTTATCGTATAATTGGAACTGTTTCATGTTGCCGTCTGAGTCTTCAAACATTTCATTCTCACCAAGCAAACCAAATTGTTCTGTTGCCTTGTACTTAACATACAGTTGTTTTTTCTCTTTCATAATTCTACGGAGAAAGGCATAGTAAATGATTTGAGTAAAGTATGCAAATGGATTCTTTGATTTAAGTGGATCAAAGTTTCTAAAATACATAAGGCAGTTTTCAATACCATCGGCAATCATTTCATCTCTAAATGAGTATGATATGAAGTTAGGCTTCCTTGAAAGATGTTCTGCAATCTTTAGGAAACATTCCCCAATGTAATTGGGAATCTGTGGGTCTTCTTTTTCTGCTGCTTTGGCAACATCGCATTTCTCTTTATATACAATCAACGCATCTAAAAAGTCGGCATTGTTTACATAATGTTTTGGTTTCTTCTCACTCATATTTCTTCCTTTTATTTAGCTTGACATCGTACTTGACAACTGTTAACATGGCGGTGTCCTCCGTTAGATGATACATTAGCTTCCACATCAATGTAACCTGTTAGTCTTCTTACGATTAATAATCTCAACAACATCTTCCTTAGTTAAGTCGCCCTCAGGGTCTTCATCCTCATCTTCCTCTTCATCTGATGCCTCTCTTAGATTTTGACTAAGAGTATTATCTTTTAACATTTTCATCTGAGTAGTATTAATAACATTGTGGTAGTATTCCTTCAAATCATCCTTAGGTTCAACGATAGTAAGTATATCACCTGAAAGAACGGTTGCAATGTTATCTTTAATCAATTCAATAGGTAACCAAGGTAACATCATCATAACAGTACCTTGAGATGTTCTCTTAAAGATAAGATGCATTGGATTATCCAACACAACAATATTAGTGTTTGTATTGCCAGAGTAGCCAGCAATAATGTCCTCACCGCTTTGTAAACGGACTATGCGGACACCTTCAAATAGATTATTCATCTTTGAGTTCGATATTATAGAATTTATATTTAAATTTTTCGTCATCATATATTCTAACACGATCCACAAAATGTTTCAAGGTGTAATTGGTATATTTGCCTATTCTAAAGTCATCTGATATATCAAATAGGACTGCCTCATCTTTGTTATCTCCGATTCTTAATCCTCGACCAATAGATTGAAGATTGCGAATTCTGGACTTGCTTGGGGAGGCAAATATAATATTATGCAGATTGCGGATATTAACGCCAGTAGAGAAAGTACCATATGAAGCAACAATGATAGCATCTCTTTCTTTCTCAGTAATAGCCCTAACTGATTCCCGAATCTCAACATCGGTGCCACCAAATACAAAAAACACATGTCTATTCTTAGCATGTTCTTTAATGTTTGCATATAAATCTTTACCATGTTTTTCCACAAATTGAAATAGAATGAGAGTGTTACCATTAAGAGATAGTGCAAGATTTTTAATGAAATTATTTCTTGCAGTATTCATAACTATGTATTCTAGTTCTTGGTTATAGTCCCAAGACCTTGCCATCTTACACACACTCTCTGGATGTTTAAGTATAAGGCATTTAATTTTGAATGATGCGAGTTGACCTTTATCAATCAAGTCAGTTGTAGATGTTGCTTTGTAAACAGGACCAAACAAACCTTCTAATACAAGTTTATGTGTTTGAGTACCATCTAAAGTGCCTGTTGTACCTATTCTATATTTAGCATTCACACAACCTGAAAGAATAGTAGTGAGAGACTTTGCTTTGAATTGATGTGCTTCATCACCAAGAACAAAATCAAATTGTTCAAAGTATTCGCCAGGATTTTTATAGATTGATTGCCAAGTTGTAATGGTAAGAAATTTATTTGTATGTTTATCTTTACCAGAATATTGACGGTGACAGTATTGTTCTGAATCATAACCATAATCTTCAAAGTCTTTATACATCTGTTCGACTAATGAAGTTGTGGGTACAATTAACAAGCCTCTTTCATTCTCTATTTGCAAATAACGAATGATACAATACAAGATGAGAGATTTGCCTGATGCCGTTGGTGATAACAACAACATCCTTTTATTTCTTATTGCCTGTACAAAAGACTTTAACTGATAGTCTCTAATCTCATGTGGCAATTCAAGTGTGTCAACAAATTCTTTAGCTTCAACTAATGAAAAGTTTTGTGTGACTGATACATCAGAATCAATCTCTAATGTGTAATCTCTTTCCTTACAAAAGATTTCAATATAAGGAACAAGACCATGATAGATGGTGAAACTTCTTAGGTCTGCTAACCTAATTTTACCATCCCAAATTCTAGATTTAAATGCGGGTGTGAATTGATGACCTGGAACAAAAAAGGTAAAGTAATCCGACAACTCTTGTGCAATACCTCTATCACACTCAAATTGAATATATGCTTCATTCTTTTTATGTAGAATTAAATCAGACACCTTGTATGAATCTTTCCCATGCTATAAAATCACGAAGTTGAAATGTCCGTGAATTCAATTCTTTTAATATACTTTGACACACATCGACAATTTCATCGTGCATCATTTTGCTTGCAAGATGTTTATTGATATCATCATCACTCTCTAAGTATGTAGTGAGTTCGGATTTCAACACATATGGAAATGGTTCCCAATTATACTGTTTTAATTGGTCATCATCCAATTTACCTGTATAGTATTCCCATTTCAAGCGTTTCATTTTGTTATACTTGAACTCAGATTCTTTAGACAACAGCCGATGCCTTGAAAGTATATTCAAGTATTTGCTGTGTAGTTTTGGAATGTTGATTAGCTCTTTGCCTGGTTCTGTTCTGTCTATCTCAGAATCGGCACGCCACATCTCAAGTAAATCATCAAGTTGTTTCATGGTAAAATGCCTCCTTTATTTAAAAGAGGATACACTAAAAGGGAATGTTTGTCAAGCCTTTTAAAATAATTTTTCTATATCGTAGTAACTGTACCTAAAAGTGGCATCTGCACTCATTGTTGTATCAGGCGAATCATTTGCACCCATGATGTAGGTAGATAATGATGTAGGAAAACAATCATACAATTTGTACCTGTAATACGGTGTATTAGATGAAGACAATATTGTGATTGAAACATCAGAGTATTGTGGTTTTTTTGTTGATGCTAATGCCGCTGATGTTTGTCTGTTGAGATTACCTAGATTTTGATATTCTGCAAACTCTTTAGGGAAAGTCATTGCACGAATCCAATCGTGTATTTCTATCCAACCTTTTAATTCTTCATCAATTATAAAGGTAATATTGAGTAAGTCATAGATTGCTTTCTCGCCTGGAACATACACATCAACGAATGGTGTATTTTGTGGAATCTCAGACAATGAAATACCAGGAACACTTACTGACTGGCAGAAGTATTGTATACTAGGTGCCCGAGCAAAGTTAATAATAAACTTATTCGGTTGTAAAAAGTTTTGATTATTGGGGTTTCTATTAGTAGCTGTCATATGTGTATTTATGCACCAAAAAAAAGAGACCTCTTTGTGGGAGGTCTCTTTAAAGTGTCACTCTTAACGGTGACTTTTAGATTACATTATGTTTGCAATCTTGAACGCACGGTAGTAGTTGTTAGACAAACCAGTTAATGCGCCAGCGCCTTTTGAAGTGCCTTCTGCGAATGGGTTTGCAACAATGCCGTAGCGAGTCTTGAAACCAATCTTTGGTTGGAATGTACCAGTGTCAACTGCACGAACCATTTGCAAAGGAACATATGGGCAGTAGAAAATACCAGCGTCATATGCATTAGAACCTTTGTAACCAACAACTGCGAACTCGGAAGTTGCGTTTGTAGTTGCATATGGGTCAATGTACACTTTGATACGACCAAACATTGTACCAGCAAATGTATTGCCAGTATCGTCAACTGTTAAGTTAACTTGTGATTGTAAAGCAGAGTTATAGTCTAACAAACCAGCCATCGCAAATGCAGATGCAACATCTGAAGAAACGATGATGATGTTACCTTTACCTCTACGAGTTGTTTTAGCAATCGTATTGGCTTCTCTTTCGATTTGGAATGCCAAACCTTTAACTTTTTCTACCATCCAACGACCGTTAGAATCTGTATCTAAGTCGAATGTACCGGCAGTAGTTGTACCTACTTGAGCACCAGTCTTAGCAACAGAGTAGATTGTACGAACAACTTCACGGTTGATTTCAGCAAGAATTTCAGCAGACAAGATGTTTGCTAATTCTGTTTCTGCATCTAAACCATGAACTGCTTTCAAGTCTTGAGCAAGTTCGATTGAGTATTCTGCCTTCAAAGCACGGGTCTTTGCAGTAACAGTAACTTTCTCAATAGAGAATGCCATTTCTTGGAAGGTGTTAGAACCATCACCTAATGCTTCTGCAAGAGCAGTAGACATACCGGCAACGCCTGCACCGTTTGCAACGAATGTGTTAGCAGCAGCTGCACCAACAGTCAACGCAGTTTGAGCGGTACCGAGACCGGAGAAACCTGTGTTAGCTTCGTTGAAGAATGCTTCTGTACCTAATGGTGATGCGTAAGTAGAGCGCATTGCAAAGATAAGTCCTGTAGGACCTGTCATTGGTTGCACACCGCAAACATCATAAGCGATTAAGTTAGGCAGTGAACGGCGAACCAAACTGATTAAGATTGGATCGAAACCGGCAACTGGACCTGTTGATGTAGCACCAGACGAGAAGCCTGTTGCACCAGCTGAACCCAAACCAGCAGATGCTGAGTTGGTTGGAACTGCTTCGTTCAAATAACCGCCGTTAGCTTTCATCATTTCTTGAGCTTGATTCTCAAGAATAACTGCTGTAACAGCCTTACGATACGGGTCTTTGATTGGGGCTAGGTCTGGATGATCCAGGACACCTTCCCACTTTTTCTGTAGATTTTCGGACAAATACATGTGTTATCTCCTTGGGGTTTACTAATTAAATTTTTGTTTTAGAAATGGCTTGAGATACAGCAGCAACGAATGGGTCATTAATGACTTTCTTTGCCTCTTCTTCTTCAAACTCTTCGTGCAGTTGTGCTTCTGTTGCTTTTTTAGCGTTAGAAGGGAAATAGTTCTCACGGATTGTTTCAAGTTTCTGTTTGTATTCGTCCTCTGTGGAGAATTCTACACTCTCTGCGAGTGATTTGATTTTTTCAACTTGAGTGTCGGTAAGACCTTCACATACTTCACGGGTCATTTCTACTTTGCGTGACTCAACTAAAGATTTCTTTAAGTCTACTGCACGCTCGATTTCTTCATTGAGTTTGCTTTCTAGTTCTTCAACTTTACCAGCAAGTTCGTCAACGAGGTCGACTTTTTCTGCAGGAACATCAATGTAGTGTTCTGCAAATAGGTTACGCATACCAGCGATGAAGTCTTCTGTCAACTCTGAACGGAGACCAGATTCGATAGCGATTTCATTGTCTTTCATCCATTGTTCAACAACATATGAAAGGTAGTCATCTACTTTTTCGGTAAGGTCAGCACGAATAGACTCAACTGCTTCTTCAAGCATGCCAGCATATTTTGCTTCTGTTTCTTCTTCAATTTGTGATACACGGTCAGCGACACGAGCTTCAAAAATTGTAGAAACTTTAGATTTGAATTCTTCTGAAATGGTAGAATCATCAGCAAAGAGAGCGTCAACATCCTCTTTCATCTTTTTCTTCATTTCTTCTTTCTTCTCATCATCATGCATTTTTTCAGCGATGATTTCTTCTTCAGTTTCAAGTTCTTCCATCTTAGATGAAGCATCTGATGGCTTTGTTGTTGGTGCGACTGCTTTGCCTTTGACTGCTTTAGCGGCGTCAATCTTTGCAGAATCATCCATTGGTTTGGAATTCTGATTAGTTGGACCGCCTAAGTCAACGACTTCGGCTTCGGCTTTTTGGCTTGGCATGCCCGTTGCTGATTTCTTGCTTCCTGCAAGAATGTCTGCTGCGGCTTCCATTAGTTTATTTGTTGCCATTAGGATTCTCCTTATGATTTCTTATTTATAAAATTAAAGTTTTCTGAGGTAATTTTCGAACAATTTGAAAGCAACTTCTTCTATTTGTTTAGAAGATGCTCTCTGTATTTGTCTTTTTGCGTTGTCAAAGTCTGCTTCAACGAAGTGTCCTTCAACAAACATCCATTCTTTATTTTCCATGATGCCGTTGACAAAGGCACCTGGAGCAGAAGGATCCGCTACAATGTCTGCCGCTGTTGCAAGTCTCAAATCATCTTGTACAAGGTTGTAACCTTCTTTAGTGGTAACAACAGAACCGAGAGCTCTAGAAGAGACTCCGATACTTACTTCATTATCAATAAAGTTTTTAACAATTTGACCGTATGGGGTTTCAAGAATTAATGCTTTTCCGTAGAAAGTATTACCGTCTTCTACAAGAGAAACAATTTTGTGTGACACTCTTTCTAAGTTAATGGATGGAGTGTCTGGATGACCAAGTTCACCAAGTGCTCTATTGGTCTTAATATATTCTTCATTGTATCTTGAAACTTCATTTCTCAAAGTTTTCATTTCGTACATACGATTATTTTTGTTAATCTTATCACCGACTAAGAATGTGCCTTCAATGTACAAATTCTTCTTACCGTTCTCTGAAGCTTCGGTAAGATATTTTACATTCTCTACGGTTTCTCTAATTAGTTTCATCTTACATTCCTGTTAATTCAGTTGCATATGTTGCTGCTTTGGTAACTTCCATAACAACAGAACCACCAGTATTAATTGTAATAACAATTGGTGATGTATTGTTGTTTGCTACTGTATGATTTAGTTCATCAAGCATCATTGTACCAGAATTGTGCAACATTAATACTGGAACAGAATTCCTAATAATTTGAATATTACCATTGGTAGACCAAGTTAATCTTCTAATGTTAGCGGAAGTAACAGTTTCGTTAGCATTAATTGCTAAGTTTGCCAAAGCTACTGTTGTGGTTCCTGTATCAGCTACTCTAATAATAGAAGCGGATCTTTGTGTGTTAGTTATTTCGA